ATGCCCCGGTTTTCTGCTACGTGAGTAACAAAAATATCGTATACTCTGTCTATCCGGCTCTGTATTCTGCCAAGAGCTTCTTCTGTGAGGTCTTCCATCGGATTGACCTCCATTTTGTATTTCCCGGCACGAATTAGTGTAACCTTAATACCTTCTTTCTCCATAGCTTCTTTATAGCTTACGTGCTGAGTTATAACTCCGATAGAACCCAACCCGGCCATTTTATTGGCGGTAATTTTATCCGCAGAAGAAGCCACCGCATAAGCCGCAGAGTAGCAATAATTCGCTACGAAAGCTTGCATAGGTTTTTCTTTGTGATGTTTTAAAAATTCTGTTAGTTCGAAACACTCAGAGGCGTGTCCGCCGAATGAGTTGACCATTAGCGCGATACCTTTAACTTCGGGGTCTTGGTTGCCTCGGACAACAGCTTGTTTAATATATTCGTACCCAGTAAGCATGTTGCCGAGTTTATATGGAAATCTCTCTACGAGAGAACCTTCAACACCAATTTGAAGAACGCCGTCGATTACTGTGTAGGGGCGAAGCCAAGCTACGTCTTCATCACCCCAGAAATCACTAGGGTCAGAAGAAAGTTCGATGTTATCTGCTCTATCTAAATCACGGATCATTATATCTAAATGATCTTCGTGAATGGCGTATATCTCGTTTTTTCGTAGATTACTCTTCGTCACTAACATTCTCCGGTTGTATCTGTCCGGGCTTACCCCTAACAGAGTTCATCATATTACTTTCTACCTCGTTTGACAAGCCTCTGTCAATCAAATCTTCATTTTCTTTTTCAAGACCATTTAAAATGTCATCCCAATCTAACCCGAGATGTGCGGCTTCTCTTTCTCTTGTTGAAAGCTTGGCGTCTATTCTTAGGGCGGCAGCCTGCGTTTCTTTGAGTTCATCTATCTGTCCTCTTCCGGCACCTATCCATGAGCAGTGGCTAAACGCCTCTTTGTTTAGTCCTTGGTAGAATAAAACTGCGTCTTCTTGGCTCACGGTCTCTAAGAAACCTCTCTGAATCGCCTCCTCCAACCAAAGTCTGTAAATCTCGTTAGCAAACCGGTCTGCAATATTTTTCTTCCTAGCTTGCATGTTCTTCCAAGTCTCGGTCATAGCGGCTCTTGCGGAAGAGTAGTTGGTCTCGCTAAAATCTCGTGATAGCTGCTCGTAAGAAAGTCCGAGAGCGGAAGCTATGTGGCGCAGGAGGGAAGACTCAAAGTCTGTGCCTAACGGCCCCCCTTGACCGGGGGAGATCATCTTGAGTTTGGTTCCCGGATATAGGTGAGGAATTTTCACGCCGTCAATAGTCATGTTCTTACTATTTTTGACGTAGTTAGCTATGCCTTGCAGATAATCATTTGCGACACCGTGAATGTCTGTCTCTTTCATGTTGCCTGCACCCAGAGCAGCAAATACTGCTTCGCTGGGTAAATCGGACTCAATGGCCGCAGCGTATGTCGCATTAACAACCGCATTTTGCAATACGATCTCCCGGAACTTTTTAGTTATGTTGAGTTCTTTTAAAACCGAAACCATCATAGAAACACCACGAGTTTGGTCCGGTCTTTGCTGCTCAAAGATATGGATTACTTGCCTACGACCCCAAGGCTTGTATGTAGGAACTCTTTTATATTCAAAGTTGTTTACAAACTCAAAATCTATAGGATGTGATTCTCTTATGTAGTAGGCTACGGGTGCACCGTATCTGTTCTTTTGTATCCCTCCTCTAAGCAATTTCGTTGGGGTGATGCCGTAAGGGTTTTGGAGGCGATCTGGGTCTACCATCTGGATTGCGGTGCGATACGTCCTTTCATTAGTTCTAATATACTCAGCCGTTGCGAGAACTTCGCCCCCTATGGCGTACACACCAACCGCGAGTCTTATCAGGGATGTGAAGTCGTTTACTCTCGCTGCGTCTACCCAGTTGTCCGGGCTCTCTGCCCACAGGGTAAATTTTTCTTCCACTTCCTGCTTGAACTCTTTCGCCCACTCTTTATCCTTTCCTAATACATTGTACTTAGGTTGGCTCCTCAGTTTATAATGAGTACCAACGATACTATTTTTCATGAAGTCCATAGCGCCTGCTATGTAACCATCATTCCTTGATATATCCCGAGACCTAGCATCGGCCATGTTCTTTTCGGGTAATAGATCGACGTCCGCAGACCTTAAACGGGGTTGCCACATAGCCACCGAACGATTAAACCTATCTGCGCCCTCGAAAGCGACTCCCATGCCCGCGACATCTGAACTCTGTGGGTTCGTGCTGTGTAGGTCTATGTTTATGCGCTTCAAGCTGTATTTATCTTCCATATTAAAAAAGTACCTGTAAAGGACCACAAGGCTTCATGCCTAGCTGGTGTTTTAGCTCTTCAATGTAAGCTTTTAACTTGGCCGCATCTGTACGCATGTACTTGATTCTTTCACCGTTTTGATCCACCACCTCGACTTCCTTGCAGCCGACTATAAGGTCGTGATAGGCTTGTTCGGCTTCGCAAAGCCTTGTCATAAGTATAGCGGTAATGTTTGTATTCATAGTTAACTCAATATATCGGCAAGTTCTTCCATAGTATGCACGTTTTCTCCGTCTTTATCAAATGTTTTTTTACCATCCTTCCCGACGATCAACGGATTATTGTCCCAGTCTCCAGCCCACTCTGGCGGATCATCCCAGTCTATTCTTTCCATAGCGACAAATCTAGGTGATATGGCAAGACCGTATGAATAAACCAATAAATCCCAAGCCTCGTTTCTTTTCGCTATAGGAACCCATTTACCTTTTTCTACTCGCTCCGCACACATTTCTTCATAAAACCAAGTCGGGAGCCATTTAGGGAAGTTGACTCTTCCGCCCCCTGATTCTTCACGATCAAGACGCTGGTTCATTATGTTCTTCAATTCGTGAGTATTTAACATCAACACCGGTATTTCGCCCCGACCTTCGGCGTTTCGGTCTTTGCGATCTGAATCCGGGTATGTTATCTGAGTTCTTGGACCGGTTACGGTTGATCTACCTTTAGTTAGTATGAAGCGACGATACAGAGAACGATCTTCCTCATAATCGTTTTTAAGGTATCTGAAAAAGTTATAAGCATTAGCTGTAACACCCGTTTGACCGGCGGAGTCACAACTAATAGCTTTAATTTCCATTCTCCTTTCTGATCCGTCGTCTAACTCATAAGTCTTCTGTAGGACTTTGGGTATCAGTAGTTTCCAATCCTCAAGGTATGCGCCGGGCTTTACCCACAAAGGGTGACCATCTTCGTCAAGACGATCTGATTTTTTCACATTAAAACGATCTACGATCCAAACGTCTTCATTAACACCGTAACCATGAACTTGTACGACAAACATATTTTTCTGAACGTCAATATTAGCGACCAAAAACCGAACACCTTTAGGTACGACCTTCTCACCTAAGTCTTTCGCTCTTGCTTTCAAATGTTCCGGTAGTCTGTCTATCTCATCGGCTTTATATTGGTATGGTTCCCCCAAAGAAGTATTGTAGAAAGTCTTGAGAGCTTCTTCCGATCCGGTCTTTTCGTATTCTTGTTCGGCCTCTAAATATTCTGACACCAATTTTGACCACTTAGAGAAAGCTGCACACACGCCTTTAAGCCAATAACTGTCGTAATCTGATATGGGCTCTTCGCCTATTATATTATCGTCTTCATCGAAAGAGCACCCATCCGCGAGCCATTTACCGGAAAGGTTCATTAGGTATTTACTATCTCGTCCTTCTACTCCGCCCTCATAATATTTCTTCTCGCATTTTGGGCATTCTAAATAACAGCTATTAGCCGAAGTGGGTATGTCTTGTTTTTCTTCCCACTTCATCAAAGAAAAGTCAGGTTCAAATCTTGTGTGACATCCTGTGCATTTCCAGTACCACCTCTTTCGCGTACCACGGTTGTATAGTGCTAAAATCTTCTTTGCTGGTGGAGCTTCATGTTTAGTAGAAGGCTCCCAACGCGGGTCTTCGACTTCTGCTCCCGGCGTAGATTCCGCTACGGTCATGCCCCGGTGTTTGAAACTTGTTGTACGGCGAACAGCTAGTTGGAAGCAATCTCCTTCCCCGCCGATATTCTCTTCGTTCCGATCATAATCCGTTAAAAATATGCGACGGACCGATCTACCGGAAAGCTCGGTAATAGAGGGCCAAGATAAGTTTAATATTGTCCCGGACCTAAATCGCTTCTTTAATACGCCGTCGTTGTGCCTGCCCGGGAGCATACGGTTACGGTATTCTCTGTTTGCGTTCTTAAATCTTTCCAAGTTAGTTTCGGAATAGTTCTGAGCTCGTTTCATTGTCGTTTGAACAAACAGCATGTCGCTCGGATCACAAAGCTGCACGTAGTTAAGCCAGTTAAGAAAAGATTCTGTCTTACCGCACTGAGCCGAAGCCACAAATATAACTGCCGTTTTAGTAGGTGACTCGAAAGAGTTCATGATGTCAACTAAGTAGGGAGCCTTGTCATTTCTCCAAGGACCTACATAGCTTCCGATATTTCTAAGATGCCGGTACTTTTCTGAGCATTGCGATACCGTCATACGCTCAAGGGGTTGCAAGTCCTTAGCGACAAAATGTATCAGTTTTTCTAATGTATCAAATCTCGCCAAAAATATCGTCCTCTTCGTCTTCTTCTCTCTCATACAGGGAAGATTTAGTTTCGCTCTTCTCTGACAGGTCTTGCATCTTATCAATTAATAAAACTTGCAGGGAATCTATTTCCTGCTGTAATACTTCGTGCTGATCTTGCTCTAAGAACGACTTCTCTTCAACATTGGTAGCCCACAACGATATGTTCTCTTTAACCAAAGATAGCATTTCTGAAACGCATTGCACAACGTCGTCTGTGTGCCAAAGTTCCCCGGCTCGCATCTGATACATCTGTTTCTTGTTCTTTGCTTCCCAAAAATCTTTTTGTAACTGAACTGGTAAATCCTGACTCCTTAGACGCGAGATATAATCTTCCATGTCGTATAGCGGGTCTACTAAATGCCCAGCGGCTTCTATAAAATCGTAAACGGGTTGAGCCCCCTTACCCTTTCGAATAGGTTTGACGTTTCTAAGTTTCCGGTTAACTGTCCTACGATCCATCTTAAAACACTCCGAAAGCCACGTCACCGTAACACCGTCATGTATCTTGTAATCAAACTTCCCTAAACCGGGCTTGTAAACCGTCTTCTTAGGTTTTTCTTCTTCAAATCCAAAAACATCTGTCATTCGTATATACTATAAAATATTTGATTGTTTAACAAGTTCTTTAGGGACTTCTATTGCTTTTAATATGTCATCCTGTTCGCAATTTTTCTCTCTTAAGCTGGGTAGTATCCTTTCATCGTGTGTCCCTTCCGTTATGATGTGGTACAAAAATACCTTTTCGTCCGGTTGTCCCGGGCGGGCCAGCCTCTTGTTGAATTGCAGATAAAGTTCCAAAGACCAGTTAAGGCCATACCACACGGCGATGTTACTGCCCTTTTGCAAGTTGAGGCCGTGTCCTATCGAAGCTGGATGCGCTATAAGCAAATCTATCTCGCCCTTGTTCCATCTAGGATAAGCCGTATCATCTTCTTCAAAAACAACAGCATTCGGGAAAGCCTTTAGTATTCGATCTTTATCAAACTGAAAGCTGTAAGCAAGTAGTATAGGTTTCCCGCAAGCCTCTTCGACAATAGACTCAAGGCAGTGAATCTTTTCATCGTGTATTTCTATCACTTCCCGATCTTCTACAATCCTTTCATACTCGTCTACGCTCATCTGTGTTTTATACATAGAACCATTAGAAAGCTGTAATAACTTCTGAGTGCAGGCCGCTTGGTTAGCCACCTCCAAGTCGAACTCTTCTAGCACAAGAGTCTTTTCCAACTCTTTGTACATTTTCATTTGCTTTTTGCTCAACTTGACTTTTTTCGTAAGTGATACTATTTGTGGCATTTCCACATAATCTTCTGTCCTGAGTGATACGCATATATCACTTATAGATTCGGTTATTTCTTTGAAGGCGTGGGGTTTCGGCGTATATTCGTATGTGTACGGACACTTCTTAAAAAACCGCTTCTCAAAAACAGATTTGCAATGGCCTAATCTCTCACCTTCATCAAGCAAGCATATCTGACCTCCTAAATCACGAAGACCGTTTGGTGAGGGCGTACCGGATAGCTCTATAACTCGGCGAAAAAAGTTTCTTCGAGCTTTCATTAGGACACCAAACTCGTTTATGTTGCCCCCTTTGCCCGTTTTCTTATCCCTCTTGCTTCTTCGCAAAAAACCTTTGAGCCTGCTAGACTCATCGTATATAAGCATGTCATAAGGCCAGTTTCGACCTTCTCCAAAATGCTTCCAGAGCCACACTAAGTTCTCGCGGTTTGTTATGTGTATCGGTGCCGAAGAGTCTGCGGCTTTCTGACGTGCTGTGGGTTTAGGTTCTCCTTTTACCGGTATATACGGCGTGTCCGATAAATCCCCAGTTACTACTGTGAAGTCTAAGTCTTTCGTGTGTTCCCATTCTGTAAATTCATCTGGCCACGTAAATTGAGCAACGCGCTTAGGACCTACGATCAAAACCTTATCTACTTCTCCTATCTCAAGCAGTATCTTAGCCGCAGTCAAAGCCGTTATAGTCTTCCCCATTCCCATGTCTATAGCAAACATGCAATACGGGTGATCTAGTGCATAATCAAGCAAAAAGTTTTGTGAATCCCTAAAGTCTTTCAAAGACAGCACGGCAGTCCTCCATATTATCTACAAAGTAAACTTCTATACCTTCTTCCTTCATCCTCTTTACTTCGTTTATCTGCTTCTTTCTTCTGTGGCCTTTCGGTTTTTTGTACTCAATAAAGAATATTCTTCCTTTTCCGTAATACATCTTATCCGGGGCTCCGGTTCTACCGACGTAAGATAGTTTACGATAGTAGTAGCCATTCTTCAAGGCTAACATATCTCCGAATTTTTCTACTTCCGATTCTAGCATTAGTCTTTAATAAAGCATGACGTGATACTTCCGCCTGCGCCGAGAGGTAGGTCTTGGGCCCATTCAGGACGTTGCGTCATGCAATGTTTTAAAGTTTCTAATTCTTCTTCGGCCCGATCAGGGTCCGAACTTATGACGATCTCATCGTGGACATGGAGAAATATGTCCAGCCCGGCGTTCTTGGCGTTTCTCATACCGTTAAGTAATATGTCTCGGGCAATAGCTTGCACCGCGTTCTCCACTAATTTACCGCCATGAGTTTGTATTCTGACCCACTTGTTCTTGTCATTGAGACCTTCGTAAGTAATTGCCATTCCCATTTTACCCCAAGGCATTTTACATTTCTCGTATCTGGGCTTGTAGTAATGTATGGCTCTGCCGCACGGCAATGTCATCCTTAAGAAAGGGGCCTGTATGTCGAAACTCAGTTTTCCTACTTTTTGAGGCTTGTGTGTTTGGATACACTTCTGGGCGGCGTTTTGCAGCCTGTACCAGTAGTTTACGACATCCGTATAAGTTTCACGGAAAGTAGAGATAGAAAGTTGAGCCATCTCTTCTGTCATGTCGATACCCATGTTCCAAGCATATCCAAGGAGGCCCGTAGCGCGTCTCTCACCCGTTCTCTCGTCCTCCCACTGGTGGCCCGCCCCCAAACGGTATCCTGCGCCTAAAACACCCGGCTTTGCAGCGGTACGCTTAGACTTATCGCCAGACTTATATTCATCGTACAATACATCGTACTCTTCTTTAAACATATAAGTTGCGAAATCGACATACGGGCATTTACCTTGACGAAACACGTTAAGTATCTTTTCATCCTCACAGACCCACCCAAGTACACGATTCTCAATGGCGTTCAAATCTGCCCCAACCACTAAGCGGTTATTGTGAGGCTGCACAACAGTCCTAACTGCGCCGGAAAGTAGATCGACTGGGTTTCCGTATTTATCCTCAGCTAACCGTAAATCTAATACCTCTAAGTCCTTCGCCATCTCTTCTTGCTTGTCTTCAAGATGCGGTTTTGCTTTTGCCAAGTTTTGTGGCTGGAATCTCCTGCCGCTAAACCTCCCGGTACGGGACGCTCCGTTAAACTGAAAGGCTCCTTTCATCGTATCGTCATAAGATAAAGCTTTTTGAAGAGCGGCATATTTCTTGACTGAGCTTTTACTAATCTCAGATCGCATCTCAAGTATAGCATGATAATCGTTGTCGTTAGGGTCTTTGCCCATCGTTTCCTGACAACGCTCTTCGGCTTGTTCTAGTGCTTTTTCAATATGCCCAGCTACCATGTCCTCGTAGGGGTATCCGTTCTCTTGTAACCACGGAAGTAATTGCTGGTTAGAGTTGGGGTTTTCCAATCCGGTTATTTGTTTCATTTTAGCGATACGATCTTCGAAAAGATCATCTACCATCACGATAGCATTCTCTACCGCTTTACGGTTTACCGGTATTCCCCGGTCATTGATGTCTTGGTCTAAGCAATAAAAAGCTGGGACTTGTCAGATGAAGAGCAAGAGTTTTATTGCTTAGACCAAGACATCA